ACATTATGGATTAATTTTTTCAATAATTTATAAATTATTATTCATACATAGTCTAAATTGTATATAATCTATAGATTATTTTATTTCTTTATTATTTTTATAATAATTTATATTATTCTATATTATTATTGTTTAGATTATTGTTTTAATCCACAATATAACATAGAATATATTATTTAACTACTAAAATAATATATTCTTCTATTTATGATTTAACTTCTTCCGCTTTAGTCTGCTTTAATTTATATAATTCTCGTCTTCTCTCATTTATGTATTGGGCGTTTGCATTATAATAATTCTTCTTTTGTATAGTTATTTGCTCTTTATGAGCTTCATTATATAATTTATTTTGTATTTTAATTCTCTCTTTATTTAACTGCTTATATGCTCTGTTCTTTGCTCTTATAGTTAGTCTATTATCATTTCTATATTCTGCACGAGTTCGTCCAGCTATAAACATATTTACACATTCATTTTCCTTTTGGTACTTGCCTTCAATTCTTTCTAATTCTTGCTTATTATTACATTTACATAATTCAACTAATTCTATTTGGTAATCTCCTCCTTCTATTACCTTAAATGATGAATAATAAGAATATTTAGTATTATCTTTTGAATAGCAATAATAGTCTATTACATGTTTTGCTAATCTTGCTTCTAAAGTTTGAGTAGTAGACCCATAATAACAAAGGTTTAATGAAGGACTAAATATTCGGTAGATTTTGGCGGTTTCGTAGTTAGGCATTTTATATACTAAATATATTATTTTTTTCTTTAACTACTTATTTTCCTAAATAATATAATTATTTTTAATTAATTAATTAAATACTTTTTAACGAACCATTCCTGAAAATTTACCGCCACTCATAGCACCGCCTGAATATACACCTGAACCCATAGAATGAGCCATCTTCATTTTCTGCTTCATAGCTTCTTTAACAGCCGGCATCTGCTCGTTGCCTGAATTCTGCATATCGCCATGGATACCCCCTCCTAATACTCGGTTGTATTCAGCACTTAATACTGGATTAACCATCTGCATAGATTTAGCATCTTCAACGAGCGATTTAGTTAGAATGCCTGTGAAAATCTGCGACGAACCAGCAACAGTAGAGAAAATACCGCTATTGACCGCTAAAATAACAATTTCAGGGGTGATATTTGCAGACGAAGCAGTTACATATTGTGTAACTCCTAATTTAACTTGGAAGTTAAACGAACCAATACAGCCCGGAGCTAAATACGAAGGAAGCGATAAATCAGTTGGCGACACAACAAAGATAGAACCAGTTGTAGCTTGAAAACCTAAACCACCATTTCCTGTATCTCCACCAGTTTTTGTAGTTAACTGATTTACTCGTCCGCTGAATTGAGCCCAAGTTTGTTTAGAACCATTCTTAACCGATAATTGGTATAGCGAAAACTGATTAGCAGACGATAATAGACCTGAAGCGTTATTAAGATTAATTGAGACGCTATTAATTACGCAATTGTATTCGGCATCTTGAACGGTCATATCCGCTAAAGATTTACGAACACAGATAATAAATAGATCCGGTAGCTGATTTAACTGAATATTGTTGCTACTTAACGATTTTTCTGTTCCTTGACCTGCTATAGCAACATTAGTAACCGTAATAAAGCGTGGAATATCGGTATATGGGACTACATTTTTAGCAGTAATTAAATCGGTGGACTGCGAGGAGTTAAAGCATACAACAAGTTCTGTTCCAGCAAATGGAATTGCACTATTTGATGTTCCACCATCAACATTAATACCTAATTCAACTTTGGTTACAACAGTAGAGGCGACGCCTACTGATAAAAAGCGTTTTGCAGTGCTGTCAATATTAAATACGAAATTCATAGCATTAATACCTACTAAACCCTGATTGTTGTAGGCAGGTTGTCCGTAGATGAAAGGCGATAAACCAATAATGGGTTCAAATACTTCAACTTCATACGCTAATTTGAAAACATCAGTATCACCTGAAGAAGTTAGGGTTTTAGTTGCAGCAGCTGAACCTACTTTTCTGCTGAAGTCAACAAGTTTAACTGGATAAGCACCTCGTGGCTGGAAATATTTATTGTATCCAGTCTGATTAGCAGTAGCAAGAACATTATTAGCATTTGAAGTAGCAATATTTGTAGTGTAAAGAGCGGTATTAAAATCTACTAAATTGGGACACATACCATCATATCTAGCAAGTTCTTCCTGCGACATCATTTGAAGTAATTGGGGAAGAATATCCTGAATATTTGAAGACACATTAGAATTGTTAATAGTTGCCGAAGCAGTTGTAAATAAATGATTTAATGGAAATGCTTGAAGAGCATATTGAGAGCCGTAGCCACCAGCAAAAGAACCATTAGCAACACCTGTTTCTGTTACTGTAAAGCGAATTGTGGATCTAACAAATACCTCACGATCTACAACAACATTTTCAGAGGGGACTGTTACATTAAAAGTTAAGGACGAGGCTGACTGCGAGATTGACTGGAAGGGCTGGTATGTTTTGGAAGCTGCACCACTTTTAACCGCATAAGTAAGTTTATCTGTGATTCCGCCTAATACCGAATCGCGAACTAAAACCGTGGAGAAGTCAGAGGACATTTTTATATATATTAGTTATATAATTATTTTGGTTGGTTATTTCTAAACAAAATAATTAATTAATTAAGAAAATGTAAGAATATAATTTCCGCTTAAATCTCGGTTAACCTTTAAATTAGCCACTTTATAATTTCCACTTAAATCAGTACCGCTTGTATCAAATATTTCATTAATTGCCGAAGTTGCATCAATAGCATTTAATAAATCTTCATGGGTCATAGTCTCATAACCTTCAATTCCGTAATATTTGCCTAAAGCTTGGGTTTCCTCTAAACTCGTTCTATCAAAGTCGTTAATAGCCATTTTATAATATATAAATATATTTTTATTTATTATAAAATTTAATTAAATGTTTTATTGTATATTTCTCACACTCATAGAAGCCAAATTTATTTGTTGGTTTTCTCCTAATACTTTCTTTTGAAATAATAGTTTAATAGAGGACATAGCTCCACTTGCTAAAGTAAAAGGGATTAAAGTACCTGTTTTGGTTCTCCAAAAAACATTTATATCAATATTTTTAAGAGATTGATTACCTGTTAAATCTATCATACGATAAATTTTAGGAGTAAGTAAAATATTGGGTCTGTACCCTTGCTGATTACTCTGTAAATCTGTAATAACAAAAGCAAAAGCATTATCTAAACTTGAAGTTGGTGGACTTGATCCGATTGAAGAAGATGCTGTAAATTGATTGACTATAATAGGGATTGAAGTAGTAGTAAATACAATAGCATTAACAGGCGTCCATGTATCAATAGTGCTTATTTCTTGGCTCTGCTTTATTAATAATTTTTGATGACTATAATTGTCTGTTCCTGTTGTTGGAATTGTTACAACTCCTGTTGATGAGTTTGTATATGTTGATAAAAATGTATAAGGAATAATAGAATTGAGAGCAGGACTTGGAGTTAATAATCCTAAACCTGAACTATTAAAATTTAATGTATAATATAATTCTCTCTTTCCTGTGCTATTTGTTATTACTTTTTTGGTTGCTGGAAGACTGCTAAATAAACTATATAATGGAGCATTAAAAGCAAGTTCAAATTTAAATGGTGTATTTGGTAGAGCAGTTCCTACTGAATTTCCACCTCCAGCCCCCCAAACTGTTTCAGGCATAGCATAATTAATATTAGCAATTACAGCGTTGGCTGCCGTTTGGTATGTTTCAAATAACATAGAAACATATACATCAGCAGTTAAATTACTTTCATTCCAGTCAATAAAGGGAGGTGTTGGGTATTGTCTCGCACTAATACTTAAAAATTGGTTTGTTAATCCTGTATCTCCTATTATAACAACCCAATTATTATATATAAATTCCATTAAATTTTTATACGCTAATTTTAGAGTTTTATTAACCATAGTTATAAAATTGTTATAACTATTACAATAATAATAGGAGTATAATGCTGTATTCTTTCCTGTTAATGAGTTTTTTGTTGGTGCTGTTTCATCTTCTAAATCTTTAATCCATTTAACGCTTTCAATTATAGAGGTTGATGAAATGTTACTTGGAATTGCTATTGCTCCTGCTGAAGTTGTTTGAGCCGCATACATGAATGATAATCCGGCAGCGTTTGTTGAAAATACTGTTGACCCTGTTTTTCCTACTGATACACTTAATCCAAATCCTGCTGTATTATTTATTATTGTTTTAAATAAAGAAAAAGTCTCTAATCCTGTATTCCGTTTATAAATATAAATTGATCTAGTTATAGGTGAACTAACTGTTATAGTTGTTCCATCTTGACTCATATCCATATCTGTTCCCCATTCTATACTATTTATACCTGTTATAGTAGCAACTGCTGTAAATGCTGTTGTTCCTGAACCTGTCCTTTTATAAACTCTAATATAATTACCAATATCTGAAACTTTAGACGATAAAGCACACCCATAAAGGGCATCTGCTGATATAGCAACAAGACTTCCAAGTCTTTCTCCAGCAGTTCCGTTAAATTGTCCTACATAATCGTATATACCTGTTCCAGTATTAAAAAAAGCAAACTGCACATATCCGCTATTATTATCATACCCATAAGCAGATGATATATAATAAGAACCGTCGTTACTCACACCTGCTCCTTTTTCATATAAAGTATTTACACCTTCTAACTCTGAACCTTTTTCTGGTCGTCCAGTCCAAACCCCAGTTGTACTATTATATTGCATCATTCTTGCTCTTCCACCTGTAGAAGTTAATCTTGCTACCCAAATCCAAGATCCGTTTCCGCTTATAGCACATCTATGAGCTTGTCCTGCTAATAATTGAAAAGAAGAAGTTGAGGTTATTGTTCCTGTTGTTGAACTTATAGCGTCCCATAAATAAATACCTTTTAAAGTTGAACTAGCAACAACTCGTGTTCCATCGCTACTCATATCTAAACTATTAAATCCTAATAATTGTGTTTCATTTCCTGTTCCACTCATAATTAAATTAGTGTTAATAGCATTTGTTGTTGTAGTGCCTCTCCAAAGATAAATTCTGCCTGATTGTGAAGAAAAGTCAGGGTCAGCAACTGCAAGATTTATAGATGTATCATTATCAAAATCTGCTGTTTTTATTCTGAGTCCAAATAAGTATGTTGACGCTGATTGCGTAATTTGTGCTACATTATTATAATTTGTTACTGATGAAGATGAAATTAAACTCCCATTTGTTGCTGTTAAAGCTACTTTATAAATTGTTTTATCAGGGTCAAAAGTTCCTGTTTGTGTTAAATCAGGTTCGCCTACTATTACAGGTAAATTATATGTATCTAATTGAAATCGTGCTACACTCATGTAATAATCTCCAGTATTTTTTATTATTGGGGTTTCTCGTGTTTCTAAAAATTTAAGAGGTTGTTGCTCTTGTGTTGTAGTGTTATATATATTCGTTTGCTGTAAATCAAAATACACATAATCAGGATTATTTAATTGATTAAATTTATCAACTTGAGACATTTATATATATAAAATGTTATTTAAATTATTCTTATGTTTTAAAACTTTTTTTTACATTATATCTCTCACATTTACAGAAGCCATACTTATTTTTTGTTTTTCTCCTAATATTTTCTTTTCAAATAAGAGTTTAATAGAACTCATAGCTCCACTTGCTAAAGTAAAAGGTACTAAAACACCTGTTTTGGTTCTCCAAAAAACATTTATATCTATAGTTTTGAGAGGTTGGTTTCCAGTTAAATCTATTTTTCTATCTAATTCAGGAACATATAACACATTTGGTCTGTATCCTTGTTGGTTAGTCTGCAAGTCCGTAATAATATAATCAAAAGCATTATCTAAACTTGAACTTGGTGAATTAGATCCGATTGAAGAAGATGCTGTAAACTGATTGACTATAATAGGGATTGATGAAGTTGTAAAAACAATTGCGTTTATAGGCGTCCATGTATCAATTGTGCTTATTTCTTGACTTTGTTTTATTAATAATCTTGAATGACTATAAGCAAATGTATTAGTATTTGGTATTGTAATAGTCGTTCCACTTGTATATGATGCTAAAAATGAATAAGGAATAACCGAATTTAAACTGGGACTTGGATTGACTAACCCTATACCTGAACTAACAAAATTTAACACATAATAGGTTTCTTTTAATCCTGTTGAACTTGTTATAATTTTCCTTTTTGCAGGAAGACTACTAAATAAACTATATAATGGAGCATTAAAAGCAACTTCAAATTTTAAAGGAGTATTTTTTACTGGAGTTCCTACATAATTAGTAGACACAGTCGCCCAAGTTGTATTAGGCATAGCATAATTAAGATTATCTATAACTGCGTTGGCTGCCGATTGATAAGTTTCAAATAATAATGTTACATATATATCAGCAGTTAAATTTGTTTCATTCCAGTCAATAAAAGGAGGTGTTGGATAGTGAATAGCGGTTATATCTAAAAATTGATTAGTAATTCCTGCGTCATTTATTACAGCAATCCAATTATTATAAATTCGTTCTATAAAATTTTTATATGCTAATTTGAATGTTTTATTAACCATCGCTATAAAACTATTATAATTATCACAATAATAATATGAAAATAATGCTGTATTTTTTCCTGTTAATGAGTTTTTTGTTGGTGCGGTTGCCGAATCTATACTTTTAATCCATTTTACGCTTTCAATTGTAGGGACTGAAGAGAGTTCACTTGGAAGTGGTATAACTGTTCCTGATGGTCTACTATCAGGAACGGTATAATTATATATTGTGCCTCCTGAATTAGCAAGAAAAAATGCTTCTCCACTATTAGCCATAGAAATACTGAGTCCATAACTTAAACTTGAATTAATATTTGGAATAGTAATAGTTTGCGATAGGGTGTATGTTTCTACACCTACTCCTCGTCTATAAATATATATTGAAGCATTACCTGAGGCAGACACGCTAATAACTGAACCATCATTACTCATAGAAACTGATGTTCCCCAACTAACAGAATTAACACCTGTTATAGTAGACCCAGTAAGAAAAGCAAAAGCCGTTCCTGATCTTTTATAAATATGTAAAAAATTACCTATTCCTGATGTTCTACCAGTAGAAGCACAAGCATAAACTCCGTTTCCTGACATAGCAAATGCTGTTCCTATTCTATCTCCTGTTGTTGGTGCTGAAAATTGTCCTGCTAATACATAATTCGTCCCATCAAATCTCCTAAATTCTACATATCCTTTTTCTGTGTCGTGTAAATAGCCTGTAGACATCCAATAATTAGCATCTGTGCTAAATTGTGCTCCTTTATTATATAACTGCATTATTCCTGTTTGTCCGATTTCTGCTCCTACTTGTGCTTGAGTTGAAAAATTATAAAATCGTGAAAATCCCCCATCTGCTCCTGTATTTTGTTTTCCAATCCATAAAAAATTGCCGTTTCCTGCTATTGTTGTTTGTATAGCATCTCCAGATGCTGTTGGGTATGGAGTAATTATTGCTGATTCAGTTGTTACATATACACCATTTACTATACTATATAAATAAACATTTGGAGTTAAAAGGGCACTAGCAACTGCTCGTAATCCTCCATCACTAATTCCTACTGATGCTCCTAATCCTACTCCTCCTGATTGTAACACATGTTGTATTGAATTATTTGTTGTTGTTCCTTTCCATATAAAAACTGTCCCATCTCCACTATTAAAGTTAGGATCACTTACCGCTACACATATATCATTTTTAGTTCCTGTATTCGCTGTTCTAACACTATAGCCAAAAAATGTAGAGATGTTTGGTACTATTTCTTGTGCTGTTAAATAAAAAGTAGTGGCAGTTAATGTTGCTGTTGTTGTAAAAGATCCGTTTGTTATATTCATAGCCACTTTATAAATAGTCTTATCAGGGTCAAAAGTTCCTGTTTGTGATAAATCAGGTTCACCTACAAAAACAGGTAAATTATAAGTGTCTAATTGGAATCGTGCTACACTCATGTAATAGTCGCCTGTATTAGCAATAACTGGTGTCTCTCGTGTCTCTAAAAATTTAAGAGGTTGCTGTTCTTGCTCTGTACTATTTTGTATATTTGTTTGTTGAAGGTCAAAATATACATAATCAGGATTGTTTATTTGATTAAATTTATTCACTTGAGACATTTATATATATAAAATGTTATTAAAATTATTCTTATGTTTTAAAACTTTTTTTAAATTAAACTATTTTATAGTATTATTATATAAATGAGTAATGCTAAAATATTTAATTTTTTGAGTATAGCTGGATTACAAACATTAGTAGGGTCTTCTGCAGATAAAGATGTTGTTTATAGTGCTGATTATGATTTAATGGAAGAAAAAGACTTTAAAAAGACTACTTCTATTTATGACAAAATATTAGATTTATTTAGAAAAAAATATAAGATTGCTCTTAATCCTAAAAGTAATATTTGGATTATTGATTTTAAATGTGGAATGTTTAGGGGACAACCTATAAGATGGGATAAAGAAAGTATTAAAAAGGGTTTTGTATTAATAGATAATGAACCTAAATATTTTGTTGATTGTTTACAGCAAGAAAGCAGGATAAAGATGGATGCTATTGCTGTTGATGCTAATGGAGAAATAAATGAATATAGTGATATTTATTTTATAAAAATAGGTTCTAATGAATTAACAAGAGAGATTAGTCCTGAAGAAACTGCTATTTTAATATATAAAGATTTTCATCATTATTTAGAAGAAAAGAATTATTTTAAAGCAGTTAAAAGGTTATATAGTTATGCAAAAATTAAGAACATGAAACCATTAATAAAAGCATTATTAAAAGTTATAAATAGTCAATTAGGTAGACAATCCAAATTAATTGCTGATTTAAATACTATTAATGATTTGATTGCTAATAACTTCCGTAAAGTACCTAAATCTATAATTTTGCATAATCTCTCTAATCTTGGATTAACAATTCCTAAAAATAATAGTTTAAAAGCTATTAGTGAATATATTACGGACTTAACTACTAAAAATATGGAACTATTAAATACTAATGTTGTTGATGTAATAAAAAATAATAAATTATTAAATAAATATTTTAATTTCTAATGTTTAGAAAATTAATTAGTTAATTGTTTAAAAATATATATATATAATAATCTAATATTATATATAATATAAAATGGCTATGAATTTTGGAAAAGGGGCTATACTTGCTAAAGTTTTAAATAGTAAATTAAAAGATGACTTATTGAGAGTTACAGATAAACTTGAAGATGTAAAAGAGCATTTTGAGAATTATGAGTGCAAAGATAAAGAGACTATACAACAAGTACCGGATAAACAAAAAGAAAGATCTATTTTATATGTTACTGGTGCTTCAGGTTCAGGTAAATCTTATTATACTTATTTATATTGCGAACAATATAGGAAGATGTATCCTAAAAATCCTATTTATTTAATTAGTTCTGTTAATGACGATTCTTCTATTGATAAAATAAAAGGTTTGAAAAGGTTTATATTAGATGAGAAGTTTATGAATACACCAATAGGGGTTGAAGATTTTAAAGATAGTATGGTTATATTTGATGATACTGACTGCTTAACTAATAAAATAATGAGAAATAAAATTAATGGTATTTTAGGTTTAATTTTAGAAACTGGTAGACATTTCAATACATCTTGTATTTACACGAGCCATGTTGCTAATGCTGGTTTAGATACTAAAAAAATATTAAATGAAAGCCATTCTATAACTTTATTTCCTGCTTCTTTAGGTGGTCGTGCATTAAAATATTTATTAGATAATTATTTAGGGTTTAATAAAGAACAAATTAAAAAGGTTAAAAAATTGAAATCTCGTTGGGTTACGATCACTAAATCTTTTCCTATGGTTGTCCTTTATGATAAAGGTGCTTTTATGGTTAATCAATCAGAGGACGATTAAATATTTAATATATTTATTATAACAAATAATATATTAAATTAACTTCTTAAATCTTAATTAAACAAACTCCCTTTTGTGGTTCTAAACTTTTTATATCAATAAGACACACTTTAGTGCGTAATGCTAATTTGGCTTTATATCTTGCATTTTGTTCGTGGCGTAATTGTTTGTAATTTTCTGTTTTTCTATAATCTGCCCTTTTTAGCATGATTTCGTCTTTATGTTCTTCATAATATTCTCTGTAATATGCTCTTAATTCTTCTTTTGTCTTTTTTTGTGCTTTAGATTCAGGATTTTTAGGGGGTCGTCCCCTCGGTTTAGCAACAAATGGTTCTTCATTATTAATTGTCTTAAATGGTCTACCTCTTGGTTTAGCAACAAATGGTTCTTCGTTTTCAATTGCTTTAAATGGTCTTCCTTTTTTCTTTGGGGTTTCAATAGGTTCTTCTTTAATTGTTTCTAAATCTTCAGACATTTTATACTATATAAATATATTAAATTCTTTTTAAGTAGTTTAATTTTAATTCTTTTTATTTAGGAATAATTATTTAGAAGTTAATATAATAATTATTAATTAATTAGTATTTAATATTATATTTAATTAATATTTAAAAAGAAAATATAATATTATTATATATAAAAATGCCTAAATCCTTCACTCTTAAAGAATTTCCAAATCCTCTATATATTAATACTATTGCTACTCACCCTGATATTTATGAACTACAAGTTGAAGCATTAGAAGCGTATTGTGAAAAATATGATGTAACTGATGGATCTATTAGTACTGAATATGTTAAGTCTACAGAATATGGACGCTTTTTTGTTAAGAATCCAAAAGTGTTAAGTTCTACTATTATGTGGAATAAAATAAGAGCAACTTTATTTAGTGAAGGCGATTATGATATTGATATTGTAAATTGTCATAATGAATTATTATTAACATTATTAAAAAATAATACCAATTATGATATTGCTAATTTAGAACATTATTGTTCTAATCGTGCAGAAGTGATTGATGCTATTGAGATTGATACAAGAGCTATTAATCATTATAATAATTATAATAAAGATAATAAAACAAAAAAAGATGTTGTAAAATCACTTTTCACTATTATCTTATATGGTGGAACAGTTGACACATGGAAAACTGAATTTAGTTTTAATTCAAAAGATTATAAATTAACCTCTTTCGTAAAAGACTATTTTGATGAGATCCAAATGAATACAAATATTATTATTAATGATAAACGCTTTAAGGATATTATTGCTAGTGTTAAATCTCTCAAAATTAATGAAGCAAAAGAGAAATTTAAGAAGAAATTTAGTATTGAAAAATTTAAAATGAATAATGGGGCTTTATTAAGTGTTATACTGCAAGAATACGAAACACTTATTATTGAAGAAGCTATGAATGTAATGGAACAAAATAGCGTTACTATTACCAGTTATAATTATGATGGTTTCCAAATTAGGAAGGTTGACGCTATTGATGAACTTATTAATACTTTAAATAATTATATTGCTAAAACTGCTATTTCTCATAATAACGAGATTAAACCATTACTATTTACTAATATTAAATTTATTGTTAAACCATTTAGGGATATTTTAATTATGCCGAAAATAGTTCCTTTAATTACAAGCAATAATTATAGTATTGATATTATGACTTCTACTAAAACTTATAAAGTGCAAAAAGAATATTTTGAGAGATTTCATGCTAAAATAGAAAATCCATTTTTGTATGTTAGAGATGATGAAAATGGTGTACTATTTATTAAACCTTCAAATATGTCTAATTTATATTCTAATGTTGTAACAACCCCTCATAAAGGATTAATTGTTCCTGCTTGGTTTTATAATTGGGAGAAAGATAAAACTATGAAAACTTATTATACTTATAATTATTATCCTGATCCTTCTTTATGTCCTGTTAATTGTAAAAATTTATGGAAGCCATTTCCTATATTAAAAACTGCTTTAAATCCTGATGCTGATACAAGCAAAATTTATGCTTTTATTAAAACTTTATTAGGTGATTGTGCTGAATATGTTTTAAATTGGTTGGCTCATGTAGTACAGAAACCATCACGAAAGACCGAAGTTTGTATATTATTATATGGTTCTCAAGGTTGCGGTAAGTCTACTATTGGTGAATATATATTAAGAAAAATTATTGGATTAGATAAGATGCATATTACTAGTAAAACAGAAAAGATATTTGGACGATTCGTTGATACACAAGGGAAGTTATTGGCTGTATTAAATGAAGCATCAGGAAAAGATACATTTAATATTTGCGATGTTCTAAAAGATGCTATTACATGTTCTACTACAGAACAAGAAAAGAAGGGGATTGATGCTGTTACTATTACTGATTACACTAACTATATATTTACTACTAATAATATTAATAGTGTTAAAATACCTGAAGATGATAGGCGTTTTATGCCTATTGAGATTAATGAGGAGTTAAAGGGTAATGTTGCTTATTTTAAAGAGTTATATGCTGATTTAGATAATGAAGAAATTATGAGAAAGTTTTATGATGAATTAATGAAAAGACCATTAGAAAACTTTAATCCATCAAGGGACAGACCAGTTACGGAATTAATGAAAGATATGATGAATATGAATAGAAATTGTATTAAACAATTTATTACTTATTGGAAAGAAAAGGTTATGACTAATATGAGCGATGATGGTAATTTTATGGAGAAGAAAATGAAAGGTTCTGCATTATACGCATGTTTTAATCATTTTTGGAATGTAGAAGGTAGGAAGGCTGAAAATAAACCTAATTTTACTAAATTTGGTACTGAAATGAAGCAGTTTAAAAAAGATGTGATCTATAAGTCTAATGATGGTTCTACTTATGAGATAATTTTGGTTTAAGTAGTTAATGTGTTTAATATGTTATTTCTTTAAGTTAAATAATATATTAATATAGATTTAAGGGAGTGTTTATGATTTAACTACTCAACGGAAGGCACGGAACCCCTTTTTTGCACTTTTCCTTACCCCCCCTTTTTTTTATTTCTCTTTTTTTCTTATACCCATTTTATTTTTTCTCAAAAAGGGGTTCCGTGCCTTCCGTTCCTTTTTATTATATTTTATAAATTAAAAAAAAAAAAATAAATTTTATAAAATATAATAAAAGAAAGAAGAGAAGAAGACTAACCTCCTAGTAAACCCCTTTTATGAACCGCCTCCTAAATTAAATATATTATAACTACTTAAAGAATTAACTTCTATTTATAATAGTTATGGCGTTAGTAAACAAACCTGATTTATGGAAAGTTAGGAAAATATATTCTAACCTATTAGCAGAACAAGACGAAACCCTTTTAAAGAAATCCTCTGTTGATGAGGATAAAGATTTCGGACTACATGTTGCACTAACAAGCAAACTAAAAGTAATAGAATTATCATTAGAAATATTTAACTACTTTAAAACCCATAAATTAAATATAGTAACAGATGACGATAGAACCAAACTATATATTCAAACCAAACTACTAATTAAAAGAATTAAGATCCATTTGAACCAAATTAGGAAACTGAATCCAACTGATTATAAACATAATAGCGAATATTATTCACAATATATAAAAATTATTTATAATTATATTATATATGGGAGCTATGTTAGTAGATAAATTAGAAATAGGTGATCTAATAATAATTGTAATTTTAATAATATTTTTATATTATCTATATTTATAAGCGATGTTAGTAGTGCATATATTAGTACTTATAATGACTATATTAAATTATAACATAAAAATAATAAAACATAAAATAAATCTATTAGAAAACGCTATAGCAAGTCCAAACTATACACTAATAGAAAAAGCAAGTTATATTAATAGAATTGAGGACTTAAAGAGAGATTATTATATAGCTCTTATTCAATCCGATTTAGAATAAAAAATTAATAAATTTATATTATAATTATAATACTATAATATAAATGGCTGATTGGAATAAGAAGATTGAAGATGTATTAGATAATATTAGAATAAACTCATTATATTTGTCTAGTAAACATAAAGCAAGATATTTTAGTTTAAGTAATTCTATTAAATGGTATAGACTTCCTGTAATTATATTAAGCGGTGCAAATTCAATTATAGCAGTTGGATTACAACCTTATATAGAACAAGGAATAATTAGTTTAACAAATTCATTAATAGCTTTATTGTGCGGAATTATCGGATCAATAGAATTATATTTAAAGAAGAACTCACGCATGGAAGCAGACCTAATCAGTTATACACAATTTTATTTATTAAGTGTAGAAATATATAAGACTTTATCACTATTAAAAGAAAATCGTCCAATACCAGCAAAAGAGTATTTACAAAAGATATTTAATGAGTATACTAAATTAATAGAAAGTAGTAACCCTTTAGAAACTGCAATAACAGATAAATTACTCCCTATTGAATTAAATGGATTTATAACATTAGATACAACCCAACATATTACTCATTCAGCAGAACAAGATAATCTTTAAAATTATAATATAATTGTTTTAAAATATAATATAATAAATTTTTAATCTAACATATTATATATAAATGAGTTGTTCTATTTTAGATGAAGTTTTTAAAGACAAAAAAATAACAGAATCTAGCAAAAAGTTATATTGTAGTAACTTGAAGAGGTTAAACGGAGGTTTAGAAATAAAAGACTTTAAGTTTTTAGCAAATGCCGATAAAGTTGCTGAAACTATTAAAGAAAGCAAACCAAATACACAAAGAAATTATTATATAGTAATATGCTCTGTTTTAGGTGAACTAAAAAAAAACAACAAAAAATATCAGAAATTATATGATGTATATTATAAAATATTAACTGAATTAAATACAACACTAAAAGACCAAACGGCTAAAACTACTACTGAAAATGAGAACTGGTTAAATAAAGAAAGTATTATAGCAAAATTAGAAGACAAGAAGGAGATATTAAAAGAAATAACTAAAAAAAGAAAAATTAATAAAGAACAATTTGAGAGATTATTAGATTTAATTATTTTAGGATTGTATACGCTTATGCCCCCTAGACGAAACATAGACTATCTAAATTCTTTCATTATTACTAATGCTTATAATGCCGAAGAACATGGAACAGAAAAGAATTATGTTGATTTAGCAAATAAAACCTTTGTATTTAATAACTATAAAACTGCAGGAACATATAAAACCCAAATAGTCCCTATCAATGAGGAATTATTTAATATTATAAAGTTATATATTAAGTTTAGAAATGATAAATCCTCAAATATACCCTTTTTGGTTGACTATGAAAATAATCCAATAATGGAAAGTAATGCTATTACAAAGAAATTAAATGCTATTTTTGATGGAAAAAAAATTGGTTCATCTATGCTTCGTAAAATGTACTTAACAGATAAATATAGTGATGTAATAGAAAACATGAAAGATGATGCGGAGAATATGGGAACCAGCACAGGAGTAATGCAAACTAATTATATAAAACAACATCAGTTATGAAAAGGACTTAAAGAGAAAACATTAAAACATAATAACATAATGCCTGATTATCAAAAAGCAAAAATTTATAAATTATGGTCTCCATCTAAAAATATAATTTATTTTGGTTCAACTACTCAAGCAATCTCTCAAAGATTAGGAGAACATTTATCAAATTATAAAAAATATAATAATGATAGTACAAAAAAATATATGTCTTCATTTTTGGTATTAGATTGTGAAGATTATAAAATAGAATTATTAGAAGAATACGCGTGTAATAATAAACAACAATTAGAGAAAAAAGAAGGAGAATATATTAAAAATAACGAATGTGTTAACAAAAGAGTTGCAGGTAGAACAAACGACGAATATATGAAATATTATAGAGAGAATAATGTTGAAAAAATTAGAGAAAGAGCAAAACAATTTAAAGAAAAAAACCCTGATAAAATAAAAGAATATAATAGAAAATATCGGTTAAAGAAAAAAGTAGAAACTAAATAAAAATTTGTTTTAAAATTTTATATATAATATTATAATTAATAATATATATAAAATGGCTGATCGTACTTATGATTTATTGATTGATACTCCTGAAAATAGAAAGATTGCTGAAACATTAAGACGCTATAATAACATTAAAAACACTAACGGACAACCTAATTATTTATGGAAAGTTCCTCATATTAGCGGACAACCATCATTAAAAGGTGGTTGTATGTGCGGACAAGAAATGAAAGGTGGTGCTATGCCTAATAGTGTTCTTTTACAAATGGACGAACGACAGACCCTACAAAGACCACGAGGAATGGTTAGTCCGTATACACAACCACCGGATAAATATATTATATCAGGAAATAGAGCCCTATATCCTCAATTTAATTCTGTTGAATTAGATGCTTTAAATAATAGAAAAGTTGGTGGAGGCTGGGGAGCTGTTGAAGGTTATAATCCTGATAATACAAAAATGACTAAAGAACAGCGTGAAGCATATTTAAAAGTACCAAGGGCGATGTATGTAAGACATGATAAACCTGTTTTAGGAAGACCTGATATAGTATTAGAAGGAAACGGACTTTTAAGTTCTATGGCTACACAAGGACTAAAGACAGGATTAAAGACAGGAGCAAAATACGGAGTTGCTGGACTTAAATTAGGATTAAAAGGAGCAAAAGAAGGTGCTAAAATTGCTGTAATGGTTGCTAATAATCCAGTAGTCAGAGAAGTAGTTGGTGAAATAGCAAAAGATAAAGATGTGCAACAAGCAGTTATAGGACAAATTACATCTATGATTAAAGGAAAGGCTGCCGAAAATGTTGTAGAAGATGCAAAAGACGAACCATTAGAAGGTGGAAGAATTAAGAAAGGAAAAGGAAAATCACCAAGAGGTAAAACAGATGGAAGAGCAAAACGAGCAGAAATTGTTAAACAAGTTATGAAAGAAAAAGGACTAAAAATGATTGAAGCATCAAAATATGTAAAGGCACATAATCTATATTAGAGAGAATTTTAATTGTTTTAATAATTTTATATTTTTTTTATAAAATTATATATATATAAAAAATGCCTTCAGTCCCCAGTTATGCTATTGATGAAGTAGACATGAGCGAGTTAAATAGAATTAAACGAGCATTAATGAACGCATCAAGTACTAATATGTTAAAACTAACAAATAAACCTGATACTGATCCTACTGATGGAGAAGCAGATTCTGTTTTAAGAAAAATAACACAAGAAATTTATAAAGTAGTTAGTTCATTAGAAGTTTTTACTGATGGCTTACAAATGGATAGAGAGGTTCTAACATTTGAAACCTTTAAATTAGAAAATATTACAAATGTAAAAGAGAATTTTAAACGAAGCGTTAAATCATCAGTAACAATTGCTTCTTCCATGAAAGACATTACAAGACAATTACAAGATTTAGCACCTAATTTTAATTATGTTATATTGTCTACTGTTACAGATTTTAAAGAAGCATTTAGTGAATTATTAGTAGCTTATGAAAATTATGTAAAAACAGCATCAGATATTATTAAGTATTTAGTAGGCGATGGACTTATGCAAAGTAAAGGTTATGAATTAATGCAGGTTGAAAAAATGATCCCACAAAAAACCAAAAAAGGAAAAGTAAAAATGATACCAAGCGGAGAATTTGAAGAACCTGAATTTAAACCAAAAATAACAGACGCTATTGTAATGGCTAAAATGGAGGAATTAAAGAAAAAAGATAATTATGAATATAGATTTAATAATCCAAAATCTAAAGAATATATTGACCCAGCAGATACAAGTCCTGAAACACAAATAAAGAGAGATGAGTTAGAAAAATATTACTTAAATACAGCATTAATAGAAGCAGGTGTCGGAGATGTTTTAGATCCTGCTATTTATGAAACCACTTTTGATATAAAAGAAAATAGAGCAGATAGTGATGCACAACGAAGAGTAAAAACATTAGATTTATTAAATAGGGAAATTAAGAAAATAAATGACCCAGTTGCTAAACAAATGACTTCTATATATAGTGCTTTTACTGCTTTAAGACAAATATACGAAGCTTTAATCATGAACTTTAATGAAGCAAGAGTGCAAGTAATGCCTGAAAGTGTAGACACACAATCAACAGGAACAGGAGCAGGAACTATGGAAGGCGGAAGATTAGCACACCCATCAAGACGAGAAATGGCGATGTATTACGCAAGTGGACTTCCAAAATATATTTAGATTATTTAATTAATGAAAATAAATGTCTAAAAAAATATATATTATTTTAATAAATTAATAATATATAAAATGCCTCGTAAGTCAAAAAAAGAAAAATTATTAGGTGGTGGTATGAAAGCAGACCTTTTGAAAGAATTTATAGATTTAAGTTATAGAGGCAATACATCAATAGCCCCTGAAGGTTATGATATTGATACGCCTCTCTCCGATTCAAGAGTTAAAGTTTATACAAAAAAAGGTTCAAAACAAGTTATAGTTACTCATCGTGGTTCTGTTGGACTTGCTGACTGGTGGGATAATGCTAAATTTTTAGTTGCTGGAAAAGTAAAGAGTACTAAAACTTTTAAATTACATAGAGAAAGACAATTAAAAGCAGTTGAAAAATATGGTGGAGAAAACATCATAGGTTTAGGACATAGCAGAGCAGGTTTATACTTACAAGAAATGCAGAAAGACCCAGCAACAAAACTCGGTGAAATTATTACTTATAATAAAGCAGTTGGATTTTATGATGCTTTAAGAGAAAACCCTGAAGAGCAGACTGATGTAAAAGTAAAAAACGATTTTGTAAGTTTATTAAGTGGACTGCAAAAACGCCCTAAAAAAATGGTTGAAATTGACGCTACATCTAATCCATTAGACTTTAACAAAGCACACCAACAAGCAGAATTAGAAAAATTAGGAGACACATTTATAGGAAAGAAAGAAGAAATAGAAGGAGGAGCATTTTTTGAAGTCCCCCTACCGATTCAGGCAGCTAGTTATGTAGGGCGTAAAACAGGACTTTTAGGAAGTGGCCGTGCCCCATCACCTAAAACATTAGAACAATTAAAGAAATTGTTAAAAACATTAGAAAAGCAGTTAATTAATATTACTAAAGGAAAAGTTTATAAGACAACAAATAAAGATAAAGTTAGTTATGAAATTAGTTATACAAAAGCAAGAATTAAAAACCATGAAACAAAAGGAGAAGATCTAATTATTACTAAAAAAGCAAAATATAAAGATGAACTACCAGCAAAGGCAAAGCCATATAAAGCGAAAGCAAAGAAAGATGTTAAACCAAAAGAAGAATCTAAACCTGAACCTGAACCTGAATCTCCTAAACCTGAACCTCCTAAATTAGAGAAACAAAAAGCATTTTTATTAGGTTACAAGGAAATTAAAGAAGAACCTAAAAAAGAAGTTAAATCCAAAAAAGAACCAAAACCTAAAAAAGAACCTAAATCTAAAAAAGAACCTAAACCTAAAAAAGAACCAAAACCTAAACCAATTGATAAAAAGAAATTAATGAAAATATTTGATGTTGCTGGTAATAATATTAATGTAGCAAACTGCAGAGATGTTGTATGTAAATATAACATAAATTCAAATGAAGATTTTAGAAAATGGATTATTAAAAATCACCCTGACAAAGGCGGAACTATTGATGAAACAGAATTTAAAGCAGTTATAGCATGTGCTGGAAAAAAGAAATATTGTAATATTAAAGAAGTACCATTAGAAGGTGGTTATTTTTGGGATAGTAAAGAAACAAAAGATGCAAAGAAAGCAAAACGAGAAGCACGAGAAGCAGAAGAAAAGGCTAAAAAAGAAGCATCAAGAAAAGAATTAGGCGAAGTACTAACAACATTTGCATCAAAAATTAATGAAATAAAAAAACAGAAGAAAGCAACAACAGCACAGAAAGCATTAGACACAGCACCAAAAGCAATTGAAAGCGAACAACAAGGAGTAGAAGAAGGACAACAAGGAATAGAAGAAGGAGAACCCATGGCTGGAGCAGGATTTAATTATTTAGACGCTGTAGCATATCCAATTAATCCAGTATATAATTATAGAAATTATGGTGAAATACCATCTATTATAGAATCAGAAGATGAATTTTTAGTAGGCGGATCATTTACAGATATGGCTGGAATGAACTGTGATAAAACAACTGGAAAATGCTTTAATCCAGTATGGGAAAAAGAAAAAATTAAACGCCAAATATTAAGTGAATATAAAATATGGTATTGGCCGTGGGGTGCACCACCAGCGGGACATATACGCATGGCTTGGCTACAACCCATGATAGAAGAGAGATATAAACCATTATACGAAGAATTCGCAGCCAGAAGAAATGAAAATATTGGATTACCTGCTGATGCTAGTAAAGATAGATTCGCCCAACAAATGTTTAGTAATTTAACAGATGGTTTAAGTTATGTTCCTATATTTAACACCGTTACAAGTTTAGGATTATCAGGAGTTTCTGCTTTAACAGACACTAAAAAAGAAGATGGTTCTTAAGTGTTAAAATAATCTTAACTATTTTATAAATAAAAATAAAATAGTTATATATAAATGAATAATACTCTAACTGGACGAGGACGACTACCAAAAGAAAGGACATTAGCAGAGTTAGAAGACTTATTTAAAAAATACGAAAAAGCGTATAAAAAAATAGATATGGAAGCGTATGCAAAATATAAGAAAGATGTTGATGTAAAAGGGAACTGGAATATTGAAACAAAAATACACAATTATAATTATACTAAAAGAAGAATAGATCATTTTAAGAAACATGGAACAGATTTATTAGAAACCAAAAAGAATATTGTATACTATACAAAGGAGAAAAAGAAAGGGGAAGGATCTAAATATAGAGGTACTAAATGGGAAGGCGTAGCATCACAAAAAGAATTCTTAATAAAGAAAGTTATTGATGAAGAAAAAATAAAGAAAAAAAGAACTAAAAAGGTATTAACTACTGAAGAGAAGACACAAGCAAAAGAAGCACGAAGAGTTAAAAAACTTGATACAAAAGAAAAGCAATTTTTAGAAGGAAAAGTAGAATTAGGTGAAAAATTAACACCAGCACAAAAGAAAAGATTAGACACTCTAAATGAAACTATAACAAAAGAAGATGCTAAAAAAATACAAGCAAAGAAAGATAAAGCAGAAGCATTAAGAGTTAAAAAACTTGATACTAAATTTGAGAAAATGAAAGCATATATTTCAAATGCCGTTAAAGCAATACCAAAAGAAGAAGCAAAAGAAGAAATAATAGAAGAACCAGTAAAACCACAAGAACCTATAAGTATAGAGGAAATATTAGGGTTTAAAGCTCCTGAAGTTGTTGTAACTAAACCAGTTAAACCAATAGAAATACCGAAAGTAGTTAAACAATTAAAATCAAAAGAAGAATTAAAAAAAGTATTTACTAAATTAAAGGTTATTGTTGACGAAGTGAGAGAACATGAATCACATATTAAAATTATTGATAAAACAAGGACAAAATTAGCAAAGCAAAAAGGTAATAAAAGTTTAATAGAGGAAATTGATAAGGAACGAGATTTGCATACAAAATTATTAAATAATGCTCTGTCATTAGAACAAAATATGAAGAAAACTATTCATGTAAAAGATTTAGTAATATTTAGGAAGTTTATGAAAAACCCTAATTATTTTAATGAAGAACAACCAGTAAAACAAAGCAAAGCCAAACCTAAAACAAAAAAAGAAGCACCAGTACCTATAGAAACACAATTAAGAAATATAGCATTTGAAACTAATAAAGAATTATTAAAAGAAACATTAAGACGAAGCGGATTAAGTAAAATACCAGTAGACGCAGAACCACAACAAATATTAGATAAATTTTTAAAGGTTAATAAAGAAAGACAAGAAAACATAGTAAATTATTATAAAAATATAATGAAAGAATTTGATGAAGAAGAGAAAGAAGATCAACCATATATAGAAAAAATAGCTAATCCTAGTAATCCTATTTTTGCAGTAAAACCTACCGAAGAAATACCTAAATATATAGAATCAGAAGAAGAATATTTAGCAAAAGATGGAGAAGAAGATGAAGATGAAGACGAAGGTGAAGAAGACATTTTTGATAGTAACGCCTATTCGGATTATCTTGATAATGCCCCATATAATCATGAATTATTATTTAGAGAAATAGAAAGGGATTTCCATTATAGAGATACTAAAAAAGCATTTGAGTATTTAAATATACCAATTGAAGCAAATACAGATATATATAAAAGATTTAGAAGACCATATAATGCAGAATATGAAATAAGAATAGGAAATATTAGATCACCTACTATTGATGTAAAATCAAAAGAAAATAAAAACTTTGTTAAAAAGGTAAACGAAGAAATAAGTCAAATGTTAAAAATATTATTTTTATTAAAAAATCCAAATTTAATTTAAATAAAATATATTATTATATATATAAATGAGCTATACTAATAATCTCTTTAAAATTGATAATGTCCCTGACGATGTTATAAAAGAAAGATTAATAACCCCTTTAAGTAATGGAGATGTTGAGAGATATTTTGGAAGTGGAACAGAAAGCGAAATATTGAAGTATAGTGATTTAGACAATTATGAAACTATTGATGATTTACTACCTAAACCCTTTGATTATAGAATTTTACTTATTGAAACGAAGCAAAATGTCGGACACTGGGTTTTAATACTCAAATATAATAATACTATTGAATACTTTAATAGTTATGGAGTTAATGCAGACATACAGAAAAATACTTTAAATAGAATGATGAATAGAATGTTAGGACAAAAAGAAGACTATATAACAAAACTATTAAAAAACTCTAAATATAAGTACACAATTAATAATATCCCTTTTCAATCTAAAAATCCTCAAATAGCAACATGTGGCCGTTGGTGTATTATAAGAATATTAACAGCAGAAAAGACAGGAATGAACCTACCAACCTTTACTAGTTATGTATTAAGGAATTGTGAAAAAATGAGGGTTAGTCCTGATGAATTTGTTTCTATTTTTATTACATAAATATTAAATATAATAATATAATAATTATAATATATTATTATATTAAATGGAAAAACCAAAAAAGGAAAAAAAAGAAAAGAAAGACCGCAAAACATATATTAAGGATTATAATATAAAATACTATGAAGAACATAAGCAAGAAATATTAGTGCAAAAGAAACAGTCAAGACAAGAGACACAAGATGAAGCATTAAAAAAGGAGCTTATTAAATGGAAAGAGGATAAGCTTAATGATCCACATGCTTACGAGCCATTCTATTTAGATAATTTAAGAAAATGATTTAAAGAAAAAATAAAATTAAAAAAATAATATAATATATATATAAATGATTAAATTAATAGGTGTATACGAATCTACAACAAAGAACAAAAAATTAGTAGCTCTATTTAATGTAAATGGAAAGATGAAATTGGTTAATTTCGGTTCTAAAAATAGTAAGACCTATTTAGACCATTTTAATGATATTAAAAGAGAGAATTATATTGCTCGGCATTCAGCATTAGGTACTGAAGATTATAATGACCCTTTAAGTCCTGCATCTCTTTCAATGTTCTTATTGTGGGGGAAGCATACAGATTTACAAATGAATATTAAGGATTATATAAATAGATTTAAACTTTAGCGGAAGTAGTTAAATAATAAATGCCTAAATAAATACAATCTCTCATTTTAGATTATATTTATTATGATTTAGATTATTTTATTTTAGATTATTATTAGATTATATAGAAAATAGATTAAATATAGATTAAATATAGATTATATACATTATGGATTAATTTTTTCAATAATTTATAAATTATTATTCATACATAGTCTAAATTGTATATAATCTATAGATTATTTTATTTCTTTATTATTTTTATAATAATTTATATTATTCTATAT